CCAAGTATGGTGCATAAATTCCAGGATATCCATACCCGCCGTACCCACCGTACCCGCCGTATCCACCGTGCCAACCACCTCGTCGTCCATAACCACCTCGTCGTCCGTAACCGCCTCGTCGTCCGTGTCTGTGAGACATTATATTATTTTATCTTATTTAGTAATAACCAAATAAAATAACTTAAGCTAAATATGGTTTGCTCCTGTAGATTTTAATGCAGTGATTAATGCAACCGCATCTGTATATATTTTATTAATACTTATGATTTTTATTGTTACAGTCTAACCTTATATGACTGATTATGATTGCACTATTTATGTAAAGGTTTTATGATAGGTTCTCAATTATCTGAATTTAATTCTGTATTAGACACAACTATTTCGCAAATAAATTTCACACTGACAAAATATACATGTCTTAGAGTTAAAAACAAACATTATACTGCTTCTTTAACAACCCTGATTAATTATTTTGAGAACCTATACTATATGAATAAATTAACGATACTCCGTGATGTATTAATTGGTGGTATATTAGCAGGTATATTTTCCTATTTCACATCCTTATATGACGAGAGACCTGAATTACTGAAAATCACCGCGTTTATGTGGGGCACTCCCCTCATTTTCTTTTATATTTTATTTATATCATGGAAAGGTGGTGAAAACGCGGTTAAAGATCTTACGTTTCATGGTCTGCTTGGCATTCTAATCACTGTGTTCGCCATGATTCTAACATTGTACATTTATGAACTTGGGAAAATACCATCTGTGCTTATTAATTTGTTTATATTAGGGATGTCCATATGTCTATATATTAAATATAAGATATATAAATTATAAAGGCAGGAATAAATTCAAAAAACTTCTTGGACAACTTTTCAAAAATGGACAAAAATAAAATGTCCATTTTTCATTTTTAGAATAAAAAACTTTATATAAAAAGTACGTTTTTTCGTACTAAAGCATTATGCTTTTATTTTAATATTGAAATTTGTCATATCACTGCAACCTTTTTCAAAATAATATATTTGTAAAAAGTATTTAGGCGAGTTTTTATTAACATTATATAACATAAATCTCCCTAAAATGTTAAATAAAAACTCGCCAAAAAAAACTTATAAATATTTTTGTGGAAATTGTACATATAAATGCTTTAAACAAAGTGATTATAACAAACATTTACTCACTGCTAAACATATAAGGTTAAATAATGTTAATAATTTATCGCCCGCCTCAAATAATTTGTTTCAATGCATATGTGGTAAGGTATATAGACAACAATCAGGACTATCTCGCCATAAACGGATGTGCGACAATCAGTCCGACCCTGTCAAAACCGTCGGAGACGATAAAAAATCGGGTTACCAACCCATTCACGATGCAGATTGCAATAAAATAACACCAAATGAAATTTTCACATTGATCAAACAAAATCAGGAGTTTAAAGAACTGATTATAGAACAAAACAAAACTATTATTGAATTATCTAAGAGAACCAATATTCAAAATAATACAACCAACAACAATCAAAAATTCAATCTCAATTTCTTTCTCAACAATACATGTAAAGATGCGATCAATATGTCAGAATTTATTGAAGATATGGAGATAAATTTTGAAGACATTGAGAACATAGGAAAGAATGGATACGTAATAGGAATGACTGATATGATTCTTTCAAGGATTAAACAACTAGATGTAACCAAACGCCCGTTACATTGTACCGATTTGAAACGCGAAACTATGTACATTAAAGACAACAATGAGTGGGAAAAAGATACACCTGACAATAAAAAACTTCATAAAATGATGTCTATCATTTCTAAACGGAACTATTCCACTATTCCGTTATGGCGGGATGAACATCCCGAATGTCAAAACATGAAACATCCACATTGTGATTTTAGTGTAGATATGCTGCGGAACGTATTAGGTGACATTGGAGATGCGCAAATTAAATTAGATAATAAGGTTATAAAAAACATATCCAAATGTATACTTGTAGAAAAATAATTTATTTTAAAAACTTCTTGGATAACTTTCAAAAAATGGACAAAAATATTTGTCCATTTTTTATTTTTAGGATGAAAGATTGTATTAAAAAAAGTGAAAATATCAATTTATACCATTATGCTTTGAAAACATATATGACAATAAAAGTGTGACTGCAACCTTTTCATAAATATATTTCTCCCAAAAGTATTTAGGCATTTTTTTTGTTTCATTATTATAACGAAAATGAAACAAAATGAAACAAAAAAAATGCCTAAAAATACAGAAAATTATTATTGTAAAGAATGCGACTTCATATGCTTTAAAAAGAGTAATTATAGGGCACATTTAACCACACTGAAACACGAAAAAATGGTAAATGAAACAAATCTGAAACAATTAGATGTTCTATCAGAACACACCATTTGCCCAGTGTGTCGCACAGAGTTTAATAGTAGAACAACGTTGTGGCGTCACAAGAAAAAATGCCACGATGCAAACACAACCCATGATGATTCATTAAGTCGCAGTGATAACAAGCAAGACTCGTATGCGATCATAGAACTTATAAAACAAAATACGGATTTTAAAGAACTCATACTTGAACAAACTAAGTTAATTCAGGAGCAAAATAAATCTATACTTGAATTGTCATCTAAAAATGTAACTACAAATATGAATAACTGCAATAATACAAATAATAATAATCAAAAATTCAATCTCAATTTCTTTCTCAACAATACCTGCAAAGATGCGATGAATATGTCAGAATTTATTGAAAATATTGAAATAGATTTCAAAGACATTGAAAACATCGGCCGCAATGGCTATGTGTCTGGAATGACGGAGATGATACTTTCAAGAATTAAGCAATTAGATGTAACCAAACGCCCGTTACATTGCACAGATTTAAAACGCGAGACCATGTATATAAAGGACAATAACGAATGGAGCAAAGATACACCGGACAATAAAAAACTACATAAGATGATAGGTTATGTAGCCAAGCGAAATTATGCGACCATTCCGTTATGGAGAGAAAAATACCCAGAATGCCAAGATTGGAATGATCCCAAATATGATTTCTGTGTAGATATGATGCGTAATATATTAGGAGATATAGGAGATCAACAAATCAAACTAGATAATAAAGTTATTAAAAAACTATCGCAACATTTACTTGTAAATAAAAGTGGATAAAGCAAAATAAATTCTACACATCATGTATATACATGAAATTTATACAATTAGACACGATTATGAATCGTTTAAGAAGTGCAAAATTAAATACATTATTAGTGTTTGTATTATTTTTTTCATTGATATACATGGTTTTAGATGATAAACATTTCAGTGGAGTCAATTTCATCAAAGAGACTATAAAAGAAGAGGTTATCAAAAAGAAAATAGGCAAAAAAATACAGGAAAATCTAGAGCCTTTTTATACCACACCCGATATGAATTCTGCTAATGTTGAGCACGAATTAAACAAGGCAGCAACCGCCGCTGAAAAAGAAATGCGCGAAGAAGATTTAACCGTTGAAAAGATTGAGACGCCGGTTTTTCAAAGACTATTTGATCGTTTTTATTTCTCCACCACTACTTCTACACTTTTAGGATATGGAGATATTTATCCGGTTACAAACATAAGTAAAATTATTGTAATGATACAGTCACTATTGACGGTATCCCTTATTGTACTGTAAAAATAATAATAACTATACACATGTTATTATTATTATACCTAGCTCCCTGCGCGAATTGAACGCGCGACCTTTACATTACAAGTGTAATGCTCTACCACTAAGCTAAAGGAGCGATGGACGAATCCATATACTAATAGACAATACGTCTTTAATTTGTTTTACACGCGTTAATATTATTGAAATATAGTACAATTGTAAATGTTGAATTTACAATTGTAACTGTAAATTACAATTGTAATTTGTAACTACAATTGTAAAAATAAGTTTTTTGACTACGGGCCAACATATATTGGATTTATTATTCAATCATGTTAGTCTTCTTATATTTGATTTTGTGAAAGATCGGTCGGGATAGTATTGTTACTGAGGTCTAGTGATTGTTTTGGTATAATATCTATAATGGGGGAATCGTTGTCGTCCTTTTTATTTTGATCTTGCGGAATATCAACTTCCACAGTTTCAGGCTGGGTTTCTGAATTAGAGGACTCTGAAATGCTATCCATTTCAGGCTGGGGGTCTGAATTAGAGGACTCTGAAACGCTATCCATTTCAGACTGGGTTTCTGAATTAGAGCACTCTGAAACGCTATCCATTTCAGACTGGGTTTCTGAATTAGAGCACTCTGAAACGCTATCACTGTCTGGTTCTGAATCTTTTTTTAATATACATGTTTCTTGAACATTTTGGCAGTCTTTTGTTAAATAACACTTTTGTTGATAATGACAATTACTATGATTGTTTAAATTATTGTAACACAATTCACAGTTTCTAATATATTTAATTGGCCCCATGCAACCTCAGGGAGGTCCTCCGTGACCGGGACGACCGCCATATGAGGGAGAGTCTTCGCGATCCTGGCTGTGAATATGAACATTGTTGCCGTATCCTACTCCAGGACCATATCCGTGACCACCGTATCCGTGACCGCCAAATCCGTGACCACCAAATCCGGGACCTATACCAGGATAACCGTAACTTCCCAATATACCAGATCCTAATGTATAAGGAGTTTTTAATAAATTATTATCGCTGTTTGATTTAATAAGCTCATCGCGAAGTTTCTCGCGGTCAAGAAGATCATTCTTCTCCTTGAGCTCACAGCAGCATTTCTCAATCTTGTTACCCAACTCTTGTGTATTTTTAAGAGCATCATATTTGGCTTCAGCCATCTGGGCAGAAATCATAGAACCTAACTTCTGGTTCTCTAGCTGATTGGCAGCGAATTGCTGAGAAGACTGAGCAGATAAATCAGACTTGCATTTCTGCATCTCCATCTGAGACATAGCGAATTGGTTGTCAACTTTTGAAGATAGAAATTGTCCAAACTTCTGCTGTTCTAACATAAGAGCACTATATTGGTCAGCACCTTGTTTGGTCAAATCTGCCTGTGCTTTCACCTGTCCGACAGCAATCGCAGAGAACCCGTTTGTTAATGCCTGTCTGGTCTCCCAAGCACCATCTGTGACGTGCTTGGTCAAGACGTTCAAACTCTGAACGTTGTTGCTAATCATCTCAGAAGCGCTGCGATTCACATCGTTCAAGATAGAATGACGCACATCCGTCAGTTTGGCGTCAAGCTGACCACTCTGCTGTACTGTAGTAACACGGTTCTCACCAGCATTACGTTCGATAGAGCCTAATAGAGTAGAACTTGAATCCTTGACAGAATTCACAGAGTTAGCACCATTGCGCTCAATTGCAATAGCCAAGTCACGGGCAGAATCTGCAGACGCCTGACGACTGGCAGCATCGGTAACTGTAGTTGTTAATCTGTTTTCACCTGCGACCTTTTCAATTGCGGTCATGATGTTGCCGCCATTACGTTCAACAGATCCCATGACCTGTCCATTCGCACGCTCAGTAGTAGCGGCTCCGTTAGCACCAACACGCTCAATAGTAGTTTGAGCCTGTCCAGATGTGCGCTCAATCGCATTTCCGTTCAATACATTTCCTTTTTCAATTGCATCGCGAAGACCCAATGTGGACTGTACAACATCCTTAGACAGACCGGCTATACCGGCGGTAAGATTGCGCTCGCTATCGTTGATGTTTTCTACGACTTTATATGTATCACTGGGGTCGTACATGTAGGGTTGAGGAAAGTTTTGCCATTGCTGGAAAGGGGGTTGCATATTTGTCTGAGAAGACATAATATAGTATAGTATAAACTGTCATACGAATAAAAATAGTTAGACTAAACTGTCTTTCCTATGCAGTAATATACAAGGTATAACTACAAAAACTATACAGTGTCATTTGTAATTGTAGTGTAAAAATCTATTGTGGTCTAATAAGTATTATAACTCAATACTTACAACAAATAAGTTTTAGATTTTTCATAACATACTGTATAACTATAAATAGAATATATGAAACATCAAATTTTTGCATATGCACAATTATACAATGAAAACCTACGTCTATATAATCAGTGCAATGAATTAAATGAACGGATCCAAAATATGGAATATATTTGCAAACAACTTGCCGAAAACGAAAATGCGAATGTAAATAAAATACTATTATTGGAGAACAAAATTATATCAATGAAACGAAAAATAAAGAAACCACCAGCAAAATTTCAGGATAATTATAATATGCACAACGAGCAATTGTTCTATTTGTCAAATAAAGACGCCAGTGAAAATCTAAGCATTGCTAGTGAAATAAGTAGTTTGACAAATAGCGATAAATAATATGTCGGATGTATATAAAAATAATGTTATATAATATATAATCCACGCAGATAGAAATGTCCAAACATGGATCACAATATGACATATTAAAATTATCACATAACGGATCGGAAAAATTAAAAGCATTCTATGCAGCACATACGGAGTTCTCTTACGAAACAATCAACCTTGCTATAATTGATTTTTTGGAGAATGCTCAATGTGGAGATGTAAATTCCCAACCGCAACTTCTGACAGAAAGTTTATCTGCTTTAAAAAAAGATATATTGATAGATTTTGAACGCATACTTCACAATCCAGACACGAGCGTACATTCATTATTGGAAAAAACACATAATTCTCTAATTGAAAAAACTGCGTTACTTTTCAATTCAACTATGCCGAAATATAATAATCAATTATCTTCGCATGTTTCGGATGAAATTGATACGTTTTCCAAGACGTTACATAACGACTATGCAAAAATACAAGGTGCAATTGACAATAATAATATGAAGGAATTTGTTCAGAACTTTGATTTGAAGCTTTCAATGTTAATGCAAAACCTGCAACAACCTGTTTATTCTACATTGAATAATCTAGAAGATAAATTGACTTCAAAGATTTCAAATATGACTGCATCCATCGCAGATAATCAAATTAAGATGCAGGATAAATTATTATCAGTTATTACTGATAGTATGCACGAAGACACCAGTACCCATTCATGCATTTCACCTACATCTACGCCATTGAAGGTCATTTTAACTCCACTTTTTCCTAGTTCTGAAATATCTGTTGATAAATTTGATCCCAGTATATCCCATTTGAAACGAATACATAAGCAAAATATTATATTGAAATCTATAGATAGTGAAGATAATATTTCAGTTGATGAACTAACTAACTTTTTGACAATGTTAGATGATCATGCGTCAAGTGGTATATTAATATCAAACAAATCTGGTATTTCAACGAAAAAGAATTATGAAATAGAAATTCATAATAACAAGACTGTTGTGTTTTTGCATAACGTTGATTATAATGGCAGCATCGTAGCATCTGCAATTGATGCAATTGATAGTTTATCAGATAAATTATCGCATTATGTAGATGTAAAAAATGATACTCTTACTATCTCAAAAGACGTAATGGATAGTATTAATAACGAGTACCATACATTTATGACGCAAAAAAATGCACTTGTTGAATTGCTGAAAGAACACCAAAAACGGGTTGTTTCGCAAATAGACGAGTTGCGTTTTCCATCACTTGATAAATATTTATCAAGTAAATACTTAGTTCCTATTGCGAAGCCTGGACTAAAATGTGATTTATGTAAGTTGTATTCAGCCAATAATTTGAAAGCATTGGCTGCTCATAAACGTGGTTGTGCTAGAAAGCAGCAACATAAGTAGAATATATGTAAATGATACCTGTGTGTGCGAGTGTGTTATGTAAATATATATATATATA